AAACACTTTAAGCCGCTCCCGTTTGATGCTGACATTAGCTACGACACCTGGATAAACGAGTCTGATTATCCGCTTTGGCGGAAAACAGAATTGACAAGCTCCTGGGATGCGGCCAGTAGGCAATTGAAACCCGAACACTTTGTTGTGCAAGGATTCGCTAAAGATGAATGTCATCCGACGTATAAACACGTTAGAACCATTAACTCTCGACACGATTGTTTCAAGTGCTATTCAGGCCCCATCTTTAAGGCGATAGAAAAAGTGGTGTTCGCCAAGAAAAGCTTTATAAAACATATGTCAGTTGATAAAAGACCTGCATACATTGTGGAAAGACTCAATAAAATATCTGGAAGAACGATCGCCACGGATCATGTTTCCTTTGAGTCATGCTTTGTCAGAAGACTTCAAGAATGCGCAGAAATGCAATTATATGATTACATGACAAAGAATTTGCCCTGCCACGATGAATTTATGCGAGCTGTTAGGCGTGCCCAGCTTGAGGAGAATGATATTAGATATTCCTCCTTTAATGCTGTGGTTCCGCCAGTGCGACTGTCAGGCGAAATGGATACTTCGCTTGGAAATGGCTTCACGAATCTTGTTTCCTTTGATTTTGCTTGTACTGAAGCCGGTTCATTTGGATGGAAAGGAGTTGTCGAGGGGGATGACGGGCTTTTTAGCGTGTCTGGTCCCTTGCCTACCTCCGAAACATTCAGATCGATCGGCATGAACATCAAACTTGAAGTATGTGACTCGATAAGTGAAGCTTCCTTTTGCGGCTTAATCTTCAACGAAGATGAGCAAATTTTGATCAGGGATCCTAGGAGGGTCCTGGTCGATTTTGGATGGACATCCGGCAGATATGTCGGGGCCCGTTCACGCAAAAGGTTGGCATTGCTCAAATCAAAATCCCTCTCTGCACTGTATCAATTTGCAGGCTGTCCGATTGTGCAAGAACTTGCGCTTTATGGACTAAGAATGTCCGAGGAGATTGGAATCTATGATATACTTAAAATCATCAACTCCAAAGGACTGACGCAGTACCAGAGAGAAACATTAATGCACGCACTTGAGAAGTATGATGCGGGTGAATACACTGAAAAGCCTACAGGAATGAAAACCCGCCTACTTGTAGAAAAACTCTACGGGATTACGGTGGAAATGCAGCTTCAATATGAAAAATACTTGAAGGCTCAAACGACGCTGCATCCACTGGATCCTCTTGCACTCGACGAAA